AATGATGCACCAGGAAAAGAAAGTCTGAAAGTTGCCCACACTCAAGGTACTTACGTAGAAATTGAAAGTGATGGTGCATGGCGTCAAGTAGTCCAAGCCAAAGCAAACTACTATCATAAGGACGGTGTTACCTTTACGTCCGATGGTCATGTGGATCATAAGATCAAAGGTAACTATTCACTAAATGCCGATATCTCCATGTATGCTGCAACCAAAGGTGATTATATTTTAGGACTTGGTGCAAACTATCAACTTGGTATTGGTGGTGATTATATTCAAAGAGTCATGGGACTTAAAGATGAAACCGTGACAGGTGATGTAACTAGAGAATATCAAGGTAGTGAATATAATTCTATACAGGGTAGCAAATTTACTGTTGTAAAAGCAAATAGAGTAGACACAATTGAATCTGATTGGCAAGTGGCTTCTGCTGGTAATATTGATATTAATTGTGATGGTAATTATCAGATAAGATGTAAAGATTATTTTGTAAAGTGTAATGACTTTACGGTAAATGCTGCAGGTAATTTTACAGTAGAAGCTCAAGGTTTAATTACATTAAAATCTGGTAGTGGAAGTAAGATAGTTATTGATTCTGGTGGTGAAATTACAATTGAAGCTTCTGGTGCTAATGTTCTTATTAATGGTACACAAGTTCGTATTAACGACTAGTAAGGAAAGAATATGTCAACGAGAGCCGATAACTATACTCAGACACAAAAGACTCCGGATCTATTTTCGGATTTTCTCGTTGATCTGACACCGCATCCTATTACCAAAGATTTAGCACGAGCAAAGAACGATGCTGCAATCAAGAGGTCAGTGAGAAATCTAGTATTAACAAATGTAACCGAACGACTCTTTCAACCAACCATTGGTGGAAATGTAAAGCGTGTATTATTTGAACCAAATGATATTATTGCTGCTTCTGAACTAGAATATGAAATATCAAATGTCATTGCTAATCATGAACCAAGAGTAAGTCTAATTCAAGTTCAAGCTCAATCAAATCCAAACGGTAATGATTTAACAGTGAGCATCATATTTGCTATAATAAATAGTCAGACAATACAAACGGTCGATCTCATCTTAAGAAGAATCAGATAAATGGCAGCAAATAACTCCATAAGTCTAGTCAATCTAGATTTTGATACTCTCAAAAGTACACTCAAAACTTATCTAAAGAGTCAAGCACTCTTTCAGGATTATGACTTTGACGGCTCCAATATGTCGGTGCTGTTGGATATCCTTTCCTACAATTCATATCTCAATACGTTCTATCTGAACATGGTTGCTTCCGAGATGTTTTTGGATTCGGCGCAGCTCAGAAATAGTGTGATCTCTATTGCTAAATCTTTGAACTATACTCCTAGGTCCACAAAGTCATCCAAAGCATTATTGAATCTCACCTTTGCTCAGTCTAATTTGGCATCATTTGAAATTCCAGAGGGTACACGCTTTACTGGTCGAAACTCCAATGGTTCATTTACATTTGTAACCAATGAAACATTGACTCTATATCCATCAAATAATCAGTTTGTGGCAGCAAATGTAGAAGTCTATGAAGGTTCACTTATTCAAGATACATTTGTGTATGATTCTTCAGTAGAAGCACAGAGATTTATTCTATCAAATCAGACTATTGACACTGACTCTCTGCTTGTTCTTGTAACTGAGGACGGCGGACAAACAAGTCTAAGTTATAAAAAAGCAACCTCTCTGTTTGGTCTGACCGCTAATTCCCAGGTATATTTTGTGCAAGCCACAGAGGATACCAAATATGAAATAGCATTTGGTGATGGAGTCTTTGGTAGAAAACCCAAAGACGGTGCTACAGTCATTGCAAGCTATAGAATCTCTTCTGGTGTGAATGGTAATAAGTGTAATACATTTACACTAGACGATAATCTAGGATCTTATAACGGATACGGAAGTGCCATTGTACCTGCCATTACAACTGTAGCTGCTTCATTTGGTGGTGCGGAGGCAGAGTCAATTGAGGAAATCAGATACAGAGCACCAAGAGGTTATCAGACACAAGAGCGTGCGGTGACCATTGAGGATTTTAGAACTCTGGTACTACAAAACTACCAAGACATAAAAACAGTCCATGTCTATGGTGGTGAAACTGTTACAGGCCAACCGCAGTTTGGTAAGGTCTTTATTGCTCCTGCTACATTTACAGGTGAAACTCTTTCGGATTCAGAAAAAGAAGATATTGAATCATTTCTATCCGATAAATGTACTTTAGGTATCACTCCAGTAGTAGTAAATCCAGACTATCTATATATCTTGGTTGATACTATTTGTAAATATGTGCCAAATCAAACTGATTTGGCACCTACTGATATTTCAACATTGGTAAAGAATGCTATTACTACATTTAATACAGATGAGTTAAATGACTTTGATACCGAGTTTAGATTCTCTAGATTTGAAGCTGCAATTAATGCTGCTCATCCTAGTATTTCAAGTAATGAAACTAAGATTACTCTCAAGAAAATACTGACACCAGACGTGAATGCACGAGTGTTTATGACGATTCAATTTAGAAATAAGATTGCTCCAGGATCTTTCTATTCAACTGAATTTATTTCAAATGGTAGACGATATTCCTATACGGATTATAATCCAAATGCCAATACCTTTACTGTATCACAAAGTGGTACCAATATAGAAGTAGTGAATAGTTCCACAACTATCTATCTAAAGGACGTGACCACACCTGGCATTCAGACTTATCAAACAGCTGGATCAATTGACTATACACAAGGTACAATATCACTTAATCAAATAATTATTTCAGATACAGTCGATGTAGATGGAATTAGTTTTTATTGTAAGTCTACGGACACAGATATTAGATCAAGTAAGAACGACGTTCTATTGATTGATCTTTCTGAAGGTATAACTATTACAGTGAAGCCTGTCTAATGAGTCAAATCGAAAAATTTATATCGCCATTCATTGCTCAACAGTTCCCTTCTTTTTATAGAGAAGAAGGACCGAACTTTATTGCGTTCGTCAAAGCTTATTATGAATGGATGGAACAATCGGGTCAGCCTATCCGTGAGGCTAGAAGTTTACTTGACTATCTGGATATAGATTCTACATCAGATACGTTTATTACTTATTTTAAAAATACATTTATTCAGTCTTTACCTGAATCAGTTGTAGTTGATAAGAAACTTCTATTAAAACATATCCTTGATCTATATAGATCCAAAGGTTCACAGAGAGCATATGAACTTCTATTCAGATTGGTCTATGGTGAAGAAATAGAACTTTATGTACCAAGTCAATATATCTTCAAACCATCTGATAACACTTGGAAAGTTCCTACCTATATTGAAACAACAAGTCACCCAAAAATAGCAAGATTAATTGGTACTAAGATAAGAACTAATGCCGGATCTACCGCTATAGTTGAAAGCGTTGACAAAAAGATTGTAAATGGGCGAACTATTAATATCTTAAGTCTCACAAACGTAAAAGGTGCTTTCAAAAAAGGTGATAGAGTTTACCAAGCTATTGCAAGTGATGTTCCGGAACAAAATGGACCTATTATCATTGGATCACTAAATGCTATAGCAATTACAAATGGCGGCACCGATTATAATATTGGTGACCAACTAAATGTTTTGGGCTCAGGTGTAGAAGCAAAAGCAAAAGTATTATCAATTAATAACAATGCCGTTGGTTCCGTAAACTTCATTCTATTAAATGGGGGAACAGGTTATTCAACAAATGCTACAGTAACGGTAAAACAAACACTTAATCTTGATATTGCAAATACCACTGGTGTATTCTCTAGTAATCAAGTTATTTTAGATACTACTACAAATGCAAATGGTACTATATCTTTTGCCAATAGTAGTTTTATTCAAGTGATTGACCGAAGCACGACTCTTTCCTACCAAGTTGGAAGTCAAGTCACTACACCGACTGGCTCTGCCACTATTCAACGAATCACTGGTGGCACAGGTACTGGTGCATCATTTAGAGTGGGCGGTATTACCAATAAAGAGATTTTAAATCTTAATACGGATCTTATTAGTGATTATTTTGATACTTTACTAGATCAGACCTCAAATACTTTTCTATTGACTCTAGATTCAGTCTCCGGTACTTTTACTGTAGGACATACGGTGAATAGTACTGCAAATGTGGTGATGCTTGAGGGATCTGTTCTATCTTCCAATAATGTTGCTAATGGTGAGTCCATGTCAAACTCATCATTAGGTATCTCTGGACTTTATGTCTATAGAGCCGATATAAGTCATGTCTGGGTTACTTCATCTTCAGATTCAGATCTGACTAATGCAAATCTAGTTGCAGGAACAATTCTGGTAAGTAATACTTCTTCTAGTGTTCTTCAGTTAGTCACTACACCTTCAAAGCAGACTATAACCGGAAATGCCACCATTGAAACAGTGACCGGCAGTAACGTAACTCTATCCTCAGTCAATGGATATTTCATTCCATCTAAGACACTTACTTCAAATTCCGGTGCTACCGCAAATATTACTTCTACAATTAGACTTACCGACTGGTCCTTTCCACTAAATCTTTTTGGTGATACAAACTTAGATACTGCCATAAATACGGCTTTGACTTATACTATATTTGAAGTTGGTACTATTTCATTCCTTTCACAGATTAATCCTGGTACTCAATATACCACAAAAGTCTATATTGATGTGATAGAACCTGCCGTTGCTGCACTTAATATTACAGATACTTTTGGTAATCTCAAAGGACATAATGCAGTTATTGATTCAAAGATTGTAGGCGGTAATGGAATTATTACTTCTGTTGAAATTATTAACTCTGGTTATGGATACCTAAATAATGAAACGGTTACATTGACCTCTGCAAATAATCAAACTTATGTAGAAGGTGTGACTATTGTGGATAATATTGGTAAAGGTGAAGGTAGATGGTTGTCTAGAAAGAGTTTTTCTTCTGATGTTATGAATATTCAAGATGGTTTATTTTATCAAGACTTCTCTTATCAGATTGTGGCAGAAAAGATGCTTTCAATGTACGAAACTTTGGTACGAAATCTGGTGCACCCATCAGGCATAGCACTCTACGGAAGGTACAGACTCAACGATGAACGTATTGACGACGAATCTACTCTTACAGAATCAGAAATTATAGCTACGGTATAGAAATATGACATCAATACTTCCGATCAATCATCACATTAATAATGTAAACAACTTTATTTCTGATGTAAAAAGTTCGAATCAGACTCATTATGTCTTTGCGGCTAGACATTACCCATGGGTAAATGCCAATGGTGTCAACGACGATACTGCTATTCAGGTTGTAAATACTTCAGTAGCACAAGCAGAACTTGATATCTATAATGAGATGCTATTTGGTAAACTTGTTCAGGCCTCGGATGTCACTCATGTTATTCCCAGATATAACTGGACTTCAAATACCGTCTATGCTCAATATGACCAAACTGATTCTGCTCTATATACCAAGCAATTCTACGTAGTCACTACCGGTGCTGGTGATCAATATAATGTCTACAAGTGTCTTTTTAATAACAAAGGGCAACCTTCCACAATTAAACCATCACTTCAGAATACTCGTGGTACTTTTGAAACTGGTGATGGTTATATTTGGAAGTACATGTATACCATTGACTCTACAGCAAATACTAAATTCACATCAACAAATTTCATCCCTGTAGCCGCAAATACACAGGTGCAGGGTAATTCAGTTCCTGGTACTATTGATGTTATTAAAGTAGCAAATGGTAGTTCTGGATATAATGTTTATGAGACTGGTCAAGTTCAAGCTATTATTGATAGAACTAATATCAAGATATCCTCCAACTCATCATCAAATAATAATTATTATACTAATTCATCCATCTATCTAAAGTCAGGCTTTGGTTCTGGTCAAGTACGTGAAATTTCATCCTATGACGGAACCTCAAAAGTAGTTTCTATCTCGGATCCTATTGACATTTACGTTCGATTTGATCTAGGTAATACCTCATTCATTACGGGTGGTGGCGCCGTCGGTGAAAAGATGGAACAGATCATCGACACTTCCACGTTCCTATACAGAGTAGGATATGTAAGCACTGGTGCTAATGTTGTGCAATC